GGGTTAGCAGCTAATAAAGCTGTAGGATCTACTTGTAGATCGAATTTAAGTTTACGCATTTTATTTGTTGTTTATGAATTTGTTTACACTAGAAAATCTTTGATGTGCACTTAAAGTCACACCCTCACTCATCACCTCTTCCTCTACTTCTACAGATAAAGCCTCCTCAAGTTGGTTCTTAAGATCAGCAATCATAGCAAGTAGAGCATTCATTTGCTCATCCATTGCAGGCTTAACAATAGCAAGGATAGCCTCTGCATCAGCTACAGGGTCTACTGCCATTGTTTGCTCCTCTGCAGGAACTTCCGCTGTTACTTCCTCTTCGATAACAGTTTCCTCTAGAGCTACTTCCTCAGAAGCCTCTACTTTTTCAACATCTTTTACTTCAACTACTTTACCGTCTTTTACAACGTAAATTTTTTCGTTGATGATGTGCTCGCCATCCGGCAACATTAACTCATTCATTTGTGTATTATTTTGGGATTGTTTTTGCTCTTTCAATTTCATGCCTAAGTACCCCTCAATACTGAAACCTATCTGCTCTTGACTAACAAGCTCAGCATAGTACTCCTTGTCAGTTACTTGAGCTGTTACCATTAGTGTACCCTCCGGTACTTCAATACCAAATGATGAGTAAGCTTTGTCCTCTTTTGGGTTATCTACTATCCATGCCTCAAGTACATAGGCAGGAACGGTCTTAGATTGGTCATGCTCTAGATTAAATAGGTCTCTATTAACCATCTGCTGCATGAACTTGCCATGAATTTTCTCAATTTCTTGCTCAGTAAACTTGACATTGTACTCCTCTTTGCTGTCCTCATCAAAGCGGTATATCTCCATAGGTATCAAAGCAGGTGCAGTGATACGGTACTTGAGCTCATCCGAAAAAAATAAAGGCTTAGCTTGAGCACTGAATGCCATACCCTTAACTTTGATTGCAGGAGTAGCTGTAAAAGCTATCTGCTCAATGCCAAGGTCCTCACCATTTTCAGCGTATGCTGGG